CTGGCCACTGACCTGGAAAGCGCCTATACTGCAACCGGGCGCGTGCACCTAGACTATGAGCACGGGGCAGGCAAACAGATAGATGCCCCGGACGCCCCAGGCAGAGATGACGTATTGGGGTATGTGGATTGGAGCACCAAGCGCGTGGACAGCCGGGGGGTGTGGGTGGAGCGTGCGCTGAATCGGCACAGCGAGTATATGCACTGGATCGAAACCTTGATTGACGCTGGCGTGGTGGGCACCAGCAGCGAGGCGGTGCCGGATCAAGTAGAGAAAGCGATAGACGGGCAGATCGTTCGCTGGCCCTTGCGCCGCGACACGCTGACCATTACCCCGATGGAATGGCGCAACAAAGGAGAGAACGTAGTACAGGCGTTAAAGGCACTCGGACTTGTGCCTGACGATACAGCAGACGAACCAGAGCCAGAGGCAGCGCCAGAGGCCGAACAGGCGGCGCAGGCGGCAAAAGCTCGGCTGCAATTGGAGTTAGAGCTACTAGCTTTGGAGGACAAATGGACATCAAACAATTGAGAGCGGCATACAAGGCGGCGCACGAGACCGCGCAGGCCGCGCTCACAGAGGAGGAGTTTGACGCCGAGAAGGCGCAAACGCTCGTGGACGAGGCCAAGGGGCTCAAGGGGCGGTTGGACGCTCTGGAGAACCTGGGCGACGCACCGCAGACCGGATCGAGCGGGATCAAAGTCACCGCAGACGAGGTTGACCGCAAGGCCAGCGATCCAGAACTGCCCGCGTACAAGACGCTGGGTGAACAACTGCTCGACCTGGCAAAGTGGCAACGAGGCGGCGGACTCTCGCCTCGGCTGGTCAAGGCGCACAAGAGCGCAGCCAAGGCGATCTCTGGAATGTCGGAGGCGGTGCCTGCTGACGGTGGCCTGCTCGTGCAGACCGACCTCGCAGCGGGCATTATGGAGCCGATGTATCGGACCGGCGTGATCTTGAGCCGCGTACAGCGGCTCACCATCAGCGGCAACGCGAACAGCTACGAGTTTAACGCCGTCAGTGAGACGAGCCGTGCAGCGGGATCGCGCTGGGGTGGCGTGCTGGCCTATCGCGTGGCCGAGGGCGACGCCGTTACCGCGTCTGCGCCCAAGTTCGACAAGCGGCGCATTGACATCCATCGCGTTTCGTGCTTGGCCTATGCCACCGATGACGTGCTGGAGGATGCCGCGCTGCTGGAGACCGAGATTGGCAATGCGTGCCGAAACGAACTCCAGTTCTTTATGGAGGATGACATCATCAACGGTACCGGCAGTGGGATGCCGACCGGCCTCCTTGCGGCTAATGCGCTGGTCAGTCAGGCCAAAGAGACCGGGCAGGACGCGGACACGGTGAACGCCAAGAACATCTCCAGGATGTGGTCGCGCCGGTGGCCGGGTGGTGACTATGTTTGGCTGATCAACCAGGAGTTGGAGCCGCAGCTTGACGAGATGGCCTACAGCGTCGGCACAGGCGGGCAGTTGGTTTATATGCCCGCTGGGGGCCTCGCTGATGCGCCGTATGGACGACTCAAGGGCCGCCCCGTTATCAGCACCGAATACAACGCGATCTTGGGCGATCTCGGAGACATCCTGCTCGTTGATCTGAGTCAGTACAAATTCGCCACGAAGGGCGGCATCCAGGGTGCCAGCTCAATGCACGTGAGTTTCACGTCGCACCAGATGACGTACCGCTTTACCGTTCGCTATGGCGGTCGCCCGGCTTGGGCATCGGATTTGACGCCCTACAAAGCCACTAGTGGCAACACGCTGTCCCCGTTTGTGGGCCTGGCGGCGAGGGCATAGGAGGATCAAATGAAAGACCTTGAAAGACTGCATTTTATCGGAGGGATCGCCCCCAACGCCGACTTTGCGGCGGGCACTGTCGCGACAGATATTTTCCAGGTCGAGGGCGAGGGCGCGGCGTTTCTGGTGTGGTACGGCACGAACGCCAGCAGCGGCGCGTCTACCCTGACCGTCGAGGCGTGCGACGATACAACGCCGACGAATAGTACCGCCGTGGCTTTCCAGTACAAAGCTTCTACGACGTTTGATACCTGGGGAGACTGGACGCAGGCCACGAGCGCCGGGTTTACCGTGGGCGCGTCTGCGGATAGCGCGTGGTGGGTGTATGTCCAGGCGTCCGAGCTGGCAAGCGAGGGCTACGCCTACGTTCGGCTGAAAATGGTAGAGTCCACCAACCAGGCCGCCGACGGAGTAGTGGCTGCATTCGTGGTCAACCCGTACCAGCAGCCGATGGGCTATAGCGTCATTGACTAGCCGTTGACAGACGGTTAGAGCGACATCTAGAGGCGTCCCCGTCGATGGGCGGGGACGCTCCAAAAGGAGCGCCAAAAGATGGCAGACATACACAGTAAGTGGGAATACGGAAACCTCGTATTCTACGACCAATATGAGCATCGCTGGGTGGATGTGATCGGATCGACGGAGGACACGCAAAAGTTCGTTCTCAACACCGCCGTTCTGAACCTGGACGACACGACCAGCGACCCGACAGCCTTTACCGTGACCACGGTTGACACGGATACCGACGCCGCCGGGAGCGTGGTGCTAACAGACGGCAAGCTGGTGATCACCACAGACGACGCCGAGAACGACGGCGCGAATGTGCAGCTCAAGGGCGAGGCGTTCGACCTGGCCTCTACGAACCGCGTCTACTTTGGCATCAAGCTGCAAGTCAACGACGCCACACAGACAGACTTGCTTTGTGGCTTATGCATAACGGACACGACCTTGCTCGGTGGTATGACCGATGGCGTGTATTTCGAGTGCCTGGACGGGTCCACGGACATCAATTTTGTGCTCGAAAAGGACAGCACCGAGACGACCAGCGCGGCGGCATACGGGACGCTGGCGGACGCGACGGACGTGGTGCTTGAGTTCTTTTTTGACGGCACGAACGTGGACTGCTGGGTGAACGGCACGCTCAAAACTCGCTTGGCTACGACCAACCTGCCCGACAATGAGCAGTTGACGCCAAGCATCCATTTTCTGACTGGTGAGGCAGCCGCGCAGACGTGTAGCGTCGCGTGGTGGCGCGTCATCCAGGTCAACGCGTAGAGGAGGACAAAATGACAGTCGAACAGACCACGATCCGCTCTCACGCGGTATTTCGGGATGATGATCTCACCCACCGCTGGTATGCGGCGTTTGGTCCATCGGTGGCAGAATATAGCCAGCAGTTTTTGACCTTGCCTTCCGACGATACGACCGGCGACCCAACCGAATGGGAAGTGACGGTCGTGGAGGCTGGCGCGGGTAACTCGACGGCGGTCGTAACCGACGTGCTGGGCGGCGCTCTGCTCATCACCGCAGCGGCCAATGAGAACGATGGATGGAGTATGCAGCTCGGCGCGGCTGCGGGCGAGAACGTCAGTTTTGCAGCGGACTATCCTACTTACTTTGGCATCCGCCTGCAACTCGGAGATGCGGACCAGAGCGACTTCATAGCCGGGTTTGCGGTGACGGACACTGCCATTCTGGGCGGTGTGACCGACGGGCTGTATTTTCGGTCAGTAGACGGCACGGGCCTCGTTAACATCGTGCTAGAGAAGAACAGTGTAGAGAGTGCGACAGAAGTCACCACGATGACGGACGCGACGGATGTGGTGCTTGAGTTCTTCTATTGGAATCACAACGTCGAGGTGTACGCAGATGGCGCGCTGGTCGTGACCATTGCAGACTCAGGCGCGAGTTTCCCTGACGATGAGCTGCTGCGCCTCTCGTTCGAGTTCCTGACCGGAGAGGCGGTAGCCAACACGGCCACGATCAAATGGATGCGGTTTATCCAGATACAAGCGTAATGCGCAACAATGAGGCGGGGCACGCTCTCCCTGCCTTGGAGGACAGGCTATGATCAGAACAATAGAACTGGCCCTGGACAACGCCCAGTACGCAGACGGCGACCTGATGGCAAACCCGGTTGAGATTGTAGAGGCCATTCACCCGAACGGATCAACCGTCATTCGCAGCATTGTAGTGGTGGATACCGACGACCAGGGCGCAACGTTCTCTCTGCTCTTTTTTGGCAGCAATCCGGGCAACCTGGGCACGTTAAACGGCGCAATGGCGATCACCGATGCACAGGCCGCGATGTGTATCGGGCACGTCATCGTAGACAGCTATGAGGACGTTGGCGCGCAGCAGGTAGGCACCGAGGCCAATGTGCAGTTGATGGTCCGACCGGAGGACGGCCGCACGTCGCTGTGGGTAGCGGCTATCTCAGGCGGCACGCCGACCTATGCCAGCGGCAAGATGAAAGTGCGAATCGGACTGGAGCGGCATAGAGAATAGGGAGGGCGGGTTATGCGTGGTAGGCGGGCGTGGTGGCTTGTGGCCCTGACCTTGCTGGTGCTCGTGCTCGTGGCGGACGATGCGCCACAGTCAACGGCCTTTGCCAGCTCACCGATCCCACGGATGGTGTGCGCGCCGCCGCCCTTTCCGTGTCCGCTGCGCCGAACGCTGCCAGCAAGAACGAGAACGTGGATCACCTCAATACCCGTCATCTGGAGGGGGAATGAATAGTAGGCGGCTTTTGTTGGGTGCGCTGGTAGTGCTGGCGCTGGCGCTGCCTGCCACAGTGGAGGCGCAGGTGATACAGTATTTTATGATTCCCACTCAGCAAATCGGCAACTACCGGGGGCCGTCCTATCTCAAGTGGCGGTTCAACCCGGAGGGACTAGATGTGCTGTGGAGCTGCAAGGACTATGGAAGCATCAACATAATGGTCTGCGCTGTGGATGCGGACCAGGCCGACTTGGACACGTTAGCCGCGCAGCCGGACGTGTATGCCTGGCCGACGGCACTGGATGAAAATCTCCCACAAGCCGAGCGGTCGGCGGTGACGGACTACCTAGAGGCCGTCTTTGTGCCCGCCAACTGGATTAGCCCATCGGACACGCGGCGCTCTGCCCTGCGCACCATTACAGGGATGTTCCTCTATATGCAGCGGTTAACGGCGCTGAGTGGCGAGTCCCCGCTAGACTGGGGGATCACGCTCAACACACAGTACCGCAATTTGACGCTAGAGCAACAGGCTTGGCTAGAACAGGCCGCGCTCGATCTGGGCTACACCTGGGACGTTGCGGACAACGATACGATTCGGAATGTCTTGAAGGCGATGGCGGATGCCTGGGGCGAACAAGACATTATGTTTGGATTCACGACGCTGTAGGATGACAGGTGGCACTACCAGCAACCGATAGTTTCACCAATTCAAACGGTACTCAACTCAACTCGCATAACGCAAATTGGGACGAGTACAATGCGATGGATATTCAGTCAAAAGCGGCGCATCCCGACATCAACGCAGACGAGTGCG